TTATAGATCTATTGAATAAAGAGAATAAGGTATATTCAATAATTAGAAAAACACTACCAGCACTCAAAGGATCGGTCCTCAGGGATCTAAAAGAGATCTTACTAATGTTGGATCTTTATGATGACTCCAAGTGGCATTCTGTTGATGGTTATTATGAACTTGGATCAAATATCATAGAATGGTTCTCGGTGGATGACGAGACAAAACTAAGGGGTAGGAAGAGAGACATAGGATTTGTAAATGAAGCTACTGAAATAACATATGATGAGTATGTTCAGTTATCACTTAGAACTGGTGAAAGAATGATATTAGATTTCAACCCCTCACTATGGCAGTCATGGTTATATGATTTGGAAACAGATCCTGATTGTCTATACAAGATTGTGACTTACAAGGACAACCCCTTCCTACCAAAACTACAAGTTGAAGAAATTGAAAAATTAAAAGATAGAGACCCAAATCTATGGAGAGTATTTGGTCTTGGTCTCAAAGGTATTCCCACAAGAGTTGTATTCTCACATCAAAAAGAATATGTTGATCTACCACCATCAGCAAAAAAGTTAGGTTATTCAGTAGACTTCGGGTATAATGACCCTACGACCTTAATAGAGGTCCATAAAGACAACGAATCAATTTATGTGAAGGAATTACTATATCTTAGAAACACGACCATAAATGACCTTATTTACAAGATTAAGGACCTTAACATAAATCTCAAAGATGATTTCATTTGTGATTCAGCGAACCCACAAGGAATAGCAGAAATGGTTAGAGCAGGAATAAATGCGAAGCCAGTAAAGAAGGACACCATCTTAGCTGGTATTGATCAGATCAAAAGACACAACCTTTTTGTTCATAAGGATTCAGAACATATATGGGAGGAATTAAATTCTTATGTATGGAAACAGGATAAGAATGGTAATAACCTTGATGAACCTGAAGATAAGAATAACCACTTGATAGATCCCCTGAGATACATCATGACCATGAAGTCAATGAGGAATACAGGAATCTACATTTTGTAAAAGTGGAAACCAAATTAAATAATATTTATAGATATGGAAAGTAGAATTGAGTTCAATGGTAAAACCATCAATGTTAAAGAACCCACAATAACAGACTGGTCAAAGGTAATGAAATACAAAGACATCTTGGACCAAGAAGAATTATACTACAAGATGTTAGAGGAATTTACTGGTATGGAAAGAGATGAGATCCTCAAACAAGATGCTGCAACAATCATCAGACTTGGTGATGTGGTTCAGAATATATTGATGTATGAAAACAAAAAGTTATTCAAGGAGATTGAACACAAAGGAATTACTTATGAACTAATGGATGTGAACAATATTTCATTTGGACAATATGTGGACCTTGATACATTCCTAAGAAAAGATGAGACATATAGAACACAAAATCTCCATGAGTTAGCAGCTTATTTATATGTTGAGAAGGGAACGAAATATGCTGAGTCAGATTTCAAGAAGAGAATTGAAGCAATGAAAGACTTACCAATCAAGTATGTCAATTCGGCGCTTTTTTTTTTATTGAATATAGCCGAGGCGTCTCAAAGTCTTACCCAGCTTTATTCCAAGAACAAGTGGATGGTGAAGCTGCTCAAGATAAGAATAGTTTTTATGGTCATTACGGATGGTATCATGCAATTTCACAACTCGCCGAAAACAAAGTATGGCAGATTGATAATGTGGTTAATCTCACCCTTATCAGTGCCCTCAATCACCTTAGCTACCTTGTGGATCTTAATAAAGAGAAGGAGAGAGAAATCAAAAAGCAACAACAGCAAATAAAGAATAGATGAGCTTAATTACATCAGGTTTAACAATACAGATTGACTTCACCAATACATCATCGTTGATAATCGGTGGTGGATCAGGGGTTGCAATTCTAAAGGCTACAAACTTAGCCAACCCATCACTTTATTTTAGTGGGATCACAGGACAACTAGTCCAATCTGATGCTCAAGGATTTCAGAACCCTGTAACCTTACAATATTCAGGTATATCTGTATCACAAGGTGGTGTCGGTTTAACAAACCAATTGGGTGATTACGGAACTTATACAGATTATACAACATGGTTCATGTATAATCTTACTGGTGGAACTTATGTCCCATTCTACAACTCAGACAATCCCTCAAACTATTTGGGTCAAACAAATGGAGTAAGATGGTTTCAGATTGACACATTCAATCCTTTCAATGTAACACCTGATGGACTTAGAACATATACATTTTATTCTGATAATAGTTCATGTAGTCCTGAGCCTGGTTATAGTGGAGTAACAAATCAATGGGTAATAGGATCAACAAGAGTATATCAATCAGGAACAAGTGCTGTAACAGAGGTATGGATCAATGGTGTATTGACTGGTCAAACAATTCAGACACAAACACTTAGAACATTTACAGATCCGATATTCCAATATCAAGCAACCAATAGTGGAGTAGCAGCCACAGAGTTCTTATTCTATGATCGTAGGTTATCAGATGCTGAGATGTCCACAACCTACAATTATTTCTATAACAAATATTTCCAAGCTCCTGTTGTGGTAACTCCAACACCCACGACAACTAGCACCCCAACAGTTACACCAACGCCATCATCGTCCCCAATTTCTAGTCCGACACCAACAGCAACTCCGACAGTAACACCCACGATCTCCGTTACACCATCCAATACTCCAACCCCAAGTGTAACTCCATCAATATCAGCATCAGCTGTTCCACAAGTGAATATAAACTTTAAGACAATTGCTGATGATTTCAAATCAATGTCCAATTATCACAAACAGATCAATTCATTTGGATTGGGTAATATTGACGGGATAAGTTATTACACAACAAGTAGAGAGGGTGAGGACAATCCACATGCACAACCACCAATATTCCCATTACTATATGTTGTTCCATCTCAAGTAACGAATGACTTAAAATACAAGACATGGGATTTCAATACACTGGTAATGGACATCTCACAAAGAGATTTAGCCAATCAAACAGATACACTATCCGATACATTACAAATGCTTCAGGATATTATATCACAATTTAGATTATCCGTAACTCAATCAGAAGGTCTATACAACAACAAATACTACTTGGACACAGAGGTGAATTGTATTCCATTCATGGAAAAACAAGTGGATTTAACAAATGGTTGGAATGGCTTATTGTCACTCAAGACAATGACCCCACTCAATAGATGTGCTGCAGCATTTAACACTTGGACAGGGACAACAATTATTCATGATACAATCAATCTAAAAACATTTCATGATGATTTTAGAACACTATCAGAATTTCATAAGCAGATCAACTCATTTGGTTTTGGTGAAGAGAGTGATCTAAGTTTTTGGACCGAGATGAGAGATAAGACTGACAACACACATTTTAACTCTCCAATATTCCCACTCTTATATGTTATTCCTGGTGAGGTAATACAAAAGTTTGGGTTCATGGAATATACCTTCACGATCATTGTGATGGACATAATTCAAAGGGATTTAGAAAATCAGATTGATGTATTATCAGATACCAATCAAATCATGGATGATATCATTTCACAATTCAGATTGTCGGTTAATGATTCACTAGGTAATTTCAATGCGAAATATTATCTACAAAATCCTGTAATATGTTCTCCATTTATTGAGCAGTATTCAGATCTTACTGGTGGATGGACAGCAAAGATTGCAGTTCAAGTTATGAACTCTCTTGATAGATGTGATGCGGCGTTTAATTCGTGGTTGACCCCAACAGCAACAGCTACTCCTACGAACACTCCAACACCAAGTATTACACCATCGGAGACACCGACAAGCACACCAACAGAAACTCCTACTGCTACCCCAACTTGTCCTGTAACAACTCAATACCTTGAAGTAAAGTTGGAAGACAATACCAAGTTTAAGCTTATACTTTGGAATCAACCGAACTTTACATCACCAGCAAATGCAAATTGTGATTACATCATTTCAGGATGTGCATATGGATCTCTCGGAACGGTTTATTGTGCAGCAGAAACAATAAACTCA